CTACATCATCTACTTTACCTGCTTCTCTACTATTTGCAGTTGCATTACTTGTAGGAAATCTATCACTACCGGCATTAACAAGAGTTTCAAACTGTGTATGATTTTTAGGAAAACCTAAACCAGTTAACCAACCATGTATTTCACGATAGTTCTCTAAGTTTTCATCTACTAAAAAGTCTACATTTAAAGCACCATATGTTAGAGTATCACCAGGTATTGGTATATCTCTCAATGATGTTTCTTGTGTTGTAGAACCTAATGAAATACCAGGGATATTTACAGATGTACAGAAAAACTCTACCTTAGGCAGTTTGATTATATTAAACTTAAATTGGGTTGCAGCCGCATAGTCTAACTTAGTAGGTTGTCTGTTTAATGAGTTTGTTTCAGTCATACTATTATTTATATGATTCGTAAGTGTGGATTAGTAGAAAAAGAAAAGGGCTGTTCAGAACAACCCGATTCAATTTGTTTACTTTCGAGAAAGCAACAACATCAATTACATGATGTTTGCTACTTGTACTCTACGATAGTATCTGTTACTATTTGCAGAACCACTACCGTTAATAACAGCAGCGTCGCCTACAGCAGCTTCAGCAAATGGGTTAGCTTGTAAACCATATCTGGTTTTAAACCCAATTTTTGGTTGGAAAGTATCTTGACCAACAGCACGGACCATTTGTAGTGGCACATACGGACAGTAGAACATTCCACTATCATATGGTGAAGAACCTTTGTAACCTACTACAAAGTATTGTTTAGCTGTGTTATTAGCAGCATATGGGTCAATATAAACTTTATATTTACCATTTAGAACACCAGCAAAAGTGTTTCCTGTGTCATCAACAGATAAATTGTTGTTTAACGCAGGAGCGTAATCTAATACACCAGCCATTTGAAGTGCAGAAGCAACATCAGATGAACAGATAATTAAGTTACCTTTCCCTCTACGAGTTCTTTGTGCTATAACATTAGCTTCTCTTTCTACTTGGAACATAAGACCTTTGAATCTTTCAACAGACCATCTGCCGTTAGAATCAGTATCTAGGTCAAATATACCTTCAGTAGTTGTGTTTACTGTACCTGTATTTGCAGAAGCACCTTTTTCAGCGTTAGTATAGATAGTTCTAACTACTTCACGGTTGATTTCAGATAAAATTTCACTTGATAAAATATTAGCAAGTTCAGTTTCAGCGTCAAGTCCATGAATCGCTTTTAAGTCTTGTGCAAGTTCCATTGTGTATTCAGCTTTTAACGCTCTTGATTTAGCAGTTACAGTTGATTTCTCAATACTGAACGCCATTTCAGCAAACGCATTACCTGAATCTTCACCTAGACTTTCAGCCGCAGCTGTAGACATACCAGTACCAGTTGTGTGTGTACCAGCAGGTGAATCATTCAATAGAGCAGGGTTAGTTCCAGAGTGAGCAGTTGTTGAGAAACCATCAACAGCAGAACCAGTCGCATTACGACCAGAAAAATCTGTATCAGCTTCATCAAATAAAGCCTCTGAGCCACTCATGTTAGTATATCTTGAACGCATTGCAAAGATAAGACCAGTTGGTCCTGTCATTGGTTGTACGCCACAGATATCATAAGCAATAAGATTTGGCATAGCTCTTCTTACTAAAGAAATTAGGATAGGATCCCAATTACTTACACCAGCACCAGTATTATTGGTAGGTGTTTCAGCAAGAAATGCTTGGTCTTCTTTTAAAGAACGCTCTTGGTTCTCTAAGATGACCGATGTAACGGCACGCTTGTAACTATCCTTTACTTCTGGAAGTTCTGGATGGTCTAAAACTGGCTGCCATTTTTTTTCATAAGTTTCCGATAAGTACATATCTTCTTCTCTCCTTTTTGTTATTAGCTAGATATTTTAATATCTTTTGTTTTACTAATTGCGTTGGTGTATGCAGCCATAGCATTCGTCAAGTCTTCGTTAGAAGTCTCCCCGCCCACCGCAACATCATCTATATCTGTGTTATCCACAGACTTCTCAGCTTTTTGCTCAAAGTAGGACTCTTTAATAGTCTTTACTTTAGTTGCAAAATCTTCTTCAGAAGAATACTCAACGCCTTCAACAAGACTGTCGAATTTTTCTTTAGCTGTATCAGCTAAATCAGATGAATGTTCATCAATGATTTCTTGTCTTTTAAAAGAACCATTAACTTTATTCATTTCAACATTTTTGTCGATTTCTTCGTTAAGTTTTTTCTCTAAGTCTTCTATCTTACTAGCTTGGTCTTCAAGAACATCATATTTCTCATCTGGAACATCAATATAGTGGTCTTCAAATAATTTTTTCAGTCCACCAATGAAGTCTTCAGCGATTTCGCCCTTAATACCTCTTTCTAGTGCTAACTTATTTTCTTTCATCCATTCTTCAACCACATAGTTTAAGTATGAATCAACTTTTTCAGTTAGTTCAGATTTTGATTTTGAGATTTCTTCTTCAAATTTAGTATCATATTCAGCAGCCAATCTATTTTTTTCTGCTTTAACTTTTGAGTTAATTGCAGCTTCAAATATAGTAGCAGCCTTTTGTTTAAATTCTTCAGATAAATCTGAATCTCCAACAAGTGCCTCAATGTCTTCTTTAACATCAATTTCAGAATCTTTTTTAGCCTTAGCTTCCTTTTCATCTTCATCAATGTCTTTCTTAACATCTTCGACTTTCTTTTCTTCGATTGTTTCATCTTTAGAATCGGTTTCTTCGTATGAAGCTTTCAAGTGTGATGGTTCCCCAGCTACTTGAGCACTTTTAGATACGGTGTCAGAAACCTGTTTAACTTTTTTCGTACCGTCTGGATTACTGTCTGTTGGTTTAACAACAGGTGCGCCTAAATCTTCGCCGTCGTTTGATAGATGGGTAGGTTCAGCTGCAACAGCATTCTTTTTAGGAGCGTCAGCGTTTGGATTTGCTGAAGCTTCTACGATAGCGTCAGTTATTTTTTCTGATTCTGCCATTGAAAATCTCCTCTATTTATTTTATAGTACTATAAAACCCCTAAAATCTCTTTACGAGTTCAGGGAATATTTATAATATTACAGTTTTCTAATAAACGATTCAAAAATTTCTAGATTTTTTTTGTCTATATTTTTTTGTTTCGTTTTAATCATTTCCATCTTCCACGCCTCAATGTCTTTCTCGACCAAGAGACCGTTGTCCCACACCCATTCTTTACCTTCCATAATGCCTTCTACGAAAGCGGCCGGTGCTGAAGGGTCTGCTACAATGTCAGCGGCAGTAGCTAGCATGAAATCATCTTTCACATAGTTAGCGCCGTTTCTTTGCATGATGGAACCCATTCCCCTTGATGATACTCCTAATTGAGCACCCTCATCAATAAGACCTTTTACAATCTTACCATAGGGCGTGTCCATGATTTTAGCTTCACCAATAAAGTTATCACCATCTGGATAAAGTTTCTTAATCATATGAGAAACTCTTTCTAGATTAACAGTAGGTCCGTCAGGATGTCCTAACTCACCAAATGCACGATTTTTATTGATAAATTCTTTGTTGTATCTTGTTACTTCTTTCATCAAGATTTCTTTGGGGTATACACGCCCATTACGATTCTTGATGTTAGACTGTAAAAAAACACCTTTAATCTTGTATTCTTTCTTGCCATTCTTGTCTTCTTCGACAAGATACTCGGCAGTTGATACTTCTTCTGAAATTAATTTCATAAGTGTACTCTCTCTTTCTCTTTTTTGTTATATACTATTTATACAAACTTATAACTATAATGTTATAAATTTATCTAAATTCTGCTAAAATCGTATAATTGTCACCAGAAACAAAGTTTCTAGTACTTAATAGCACATCACCAGTAGCTGTTCCTGCATTGTTTGATATACCATCTCCAAAAGTTCTTAAATCCCAATGACCTTGACCATTAAGTAAAACCATTGTAGAATTGGTAGTTCCTCCCCACAATAACTCAACAACAGCGTTGTTGTTTGTAGTATTAATTGAATACCATATTCTTGCTAATACTTTTGTAGCGTCTTCAGACATTCCATTTGTTGCTGAAGCGTCAATTTTAGTAACTAATGATTCACCAGTGCCGTCTGATATGTTAGTCATTTTACTAACATGTTTAACACCTGCCACATCAGCAATTGTTTGTACTGATACTATATCTGTCATAATTTAACTCCTTAACTGTTTTCACCCATATCTTGTTTTTGTAATGTCAATAATGCAAAACCAGATGAAGCATTAGTTGTAATTGCCTCAATGTCTCCACCAGTTGCACCTGTATTAGTTGCTGTATTTTTAATTACAGCACCATAATAGTGACCTGAACCACATAAGTTTATTGCCTCAATGTCAGCTGAAGCACCTTTAAATTCTAATTTACATTCTCCTAAACCTACACCATATACAATGTTTGTAATGTGAAGTTTAGCGCCGTTCGTATGTCCACTCAATCCTGAAGCGTCTACGGCTGCAGCTGTTGTAGCGGCGTCGGCGTTCCAGGTGAGTAATACTTTGGCGTGTGTCTTAGTATCTGCTAATATTTTAGTTGTTACTGCCATAGTTTCTTTACACCTCTAGTTTTAATTGTTCTCTTACTTCTAATTCAATGTAATCTAACAATTGTTCTTTTTTTATATCATGTTTTAAAATAACTTTCTTAACACAATCCTCTATATTATCGCAAAAGTCAATTCCTTCATCATAACCTTCACTATCCTTTTCATAGTCTAACATCTTATAAAACTCATTGACTGCCTTTTTCATTTTAGGTGCCAATGACATATAAGCTGATGAATCACTTACATTAAAGTCTTCAAATATATTACTTGTTTTCATCAGTAGTTAAATCTATTTCTGCTTGACCATCTTTTACGGATGATACTGAACCATCTTGTTCAAAAGTTCCTGGTTCAGCAACCTCTGGTTTAGGGTCACTAAATGCAGCTGCCTCAGCCGGTATAGATTGAGCAGTATTAAACATTTGACTTGCCATTTCTTTTCTTTTAGTGTCTAATCCATTAGCTACTTTTGCTCTTAAAGCGTCTTTAAAAGCTTCGCCTGCTTGTGCATTATCGCCACCTGCAAGATTATCAATAAAAGTTTTTATTTCTTCT